CAGAGTTAGCAGACATCTTGGAAACCATATCCCACTGCAACGGCGTGAGATCCTGTGCCTCGTCAACGATCAGCAGGTCTAGGTCCGGGGTTTCAATATCTTGGGTGTAAGTGTCGATCATGTCTGTGAAGTCAAACTTCATCATGCCTTTTTTGTACGCCCGAAGGTTCTCATCGATCTTCTCCAGCATAAAGAAGTGCAGGTTGTAGTCGCCCGCTTCTTTAAATGCTTTCTCTAAAGGTATCTTGCTGTACCGCGCCTTGGTGATAATCTGGACGTACTGCGTCCCTGTCCCACCAGACGGAGGAATCACCATACCTTCCTCTGGGTTTACAAAAGTGACTCCAGAGAAGTCCATGTTCAATTTATCGGCAAGAAAATCCCAGTCTGATTTGGCCATAACGTCCTGATGTTGCAGACCAAGACCCCTGAAAGCAATGGAGTGCAGCGTTCTAAAATACGGAAGTTCTTTGTAGTTTAAGCCAAACTGCTGACCCGCGCGGTTGACGGCCTCCTCTACGGCCTTCTTTGTAAAGGAAACAAACGCGATTCTTTCAGGGCGGACACCTTTAGCTAAAGCGTCCGACACTAATCCAATGAGAGTATATGTTTTCCCTGTACCAGGCGGGCCAAAGATAAGCTGATTATTCATGGGTTCTTGGCCGAGACTTCAGCCACTCCTCAATGTCCTCGGAATACCAACGGGTTGCACTGTTGATACCAGTCTCTTTGTCCCCATTCAAAACAATAGGCTTGGGAAACACTCCGTCATTCACCCATTTGTATATGGTAGACTTTGCCACACCAAGTTTGGTGCTTATGTCGCTGATCTTCAGCAGCGGTTTAGAAAGGAACGTCATAATTATTCTCCTCTGAGTCTACAAAGACTGCCATTTCTATAAAGTCTGGAACCCACCAAACACGAAGCGTGGTTGGACTCCCGTCTGCCTTCTTAATATTATAGTGGCCTTCACAGGGCGCACCATCGTTGAGCGCTTTTATCTGTTGCTGAACTTGGCCTCGGTTGTATGCAGAAAAACCACGGCTTTTTAGGAAGTCCATAATACCCCCAATAGTAAAGTTAGTACGCCCGTTGTTAGAGTAAGGCTTACCCATGGTCATCTCCTCTGGTGCCACAGCCCGCATCCGGCCACTACAGTACAGTTTAAGAACCTCTTTAAACTGCCCCGCCAAAGTCAATTCTTCTGGAACGTCTAGCTTTGTAGACTGATCCATCAAACTACCAATCAATACCTGCCACTTAGCCGGTTTAACCAAGGGCGGCATCAAGTGTATTTGATCCATGCAAGCCCGTTGAAATAACGATTGGTTCTGCAACTGCTCGGTAGATAGTTCAATGCGTTTGCCAGCAACGTCCATGAAGTACAGGCGAGGCTCTGATAGCAGGATCGTAAGGCCGCTAAGAGGTACGCTGTCAGGCTCTTCAGAACCTATGCCAAAGGGGCGAGTCTTGCAGATTGTCTTGTCACAGAAATCTTTTAGTGGACAGGTGTTGCAGGTGTAGAAGTATTCCTTCTTCTCCAACGAACCTTGGATCACCATGATCTCAGAGGCACCAAGCGGCTTGGCACATAAGATACGATTGTACTCCTCAAGATGTTTTTTCCAATCGTCCGGCCACTTGAGTTTGCAGTAAACCCCAACAGCAAACATTGTGATGTTCCTGTTCTCGGATATCTTTCCTTGGCTCGACATAATCTCAAGGCAATACGGCCCATCGGTAAAGTGCTTGCGCTCTCCGCCGAACTTCAATGCGTTCAAGTCGGAGGCAGAAACCCTCATCATTTCTACAGCGTTCAAAAACTCTTCCAGTTCCATCGCCTCGTGCTTAACGTTAAAGCAATAGCGAACCGTTTCTTCAGAGTTAAAGTAAGGCATGTTGATGAAGTTCCCTACATCTCCACGTTCCGTAAGGATTTTATCCTGCTTCGGAAAGATCTCGCAGCCAGAGAACCCAAGCGCGATAGACATCTCTGTTAGATATTCCCTGATCAAAGACGCTGGCTCCCAGCCTTTCAGGAATAGAAAGAGGTGTGCGCCTCCCGACTTTGATCGGCAGTGCAGCAGGGGTAGTTTCATCTTACGGATCTTAGCACCTAGCGCCTTGTGGTCTAGGTCATAGGTATCAATATCTAAAGCCCCAAACTTACACATGTTATCTTGATTAATAGGGATCGCCCCGACCCCATGCTTCCCATCTATGTGTGCTTGAACTTTTTCCACAGTAATATTCTCGCGGACAATGCGGCTGTTCGCATCTACCTTTCCTGTCCGGCCTACTCTGCCGACAGTAGTCTGTCCGTGGCCAGCGCTTGATCCCTCAAAGGCCGACAGTAGTCTTTCTGCTAATGACATAGTTGGCTCCTAGTGAAAACGTGGTGTGCTACGCGCAAACATGGCACACCACTGGCTGCTTAGAACGGGATAGAATCATCCTGTTGCGAAGAGGTTGAGGGCACCTCTTCCGAAGCAGCTTTCACTTCGCCCGCCGCGATAGACTTGCGGAAGGCCATAGCTTCTTGGAGCAAGTTGCGGTTGTCTACCAGACTAACTTTCTCCACTTGGTAGTTGTTCCACGAACCTTGGTCATTGCTTTCCTCGGTGGTGGTCAGCTTCCACATCGTTGCAAAAACGGCTGGGGTCACCATCTGCCCTGATGCGGGATGCTTGATCTTTTGCATGGCAATCTGTGTCTTCCAACGGCGCGACACTTTCAACTGTGTTGACTTCATGTCAATCACAGCAGGTTGGCATGAGCCGTCCGCGTCTACAATCAAACAAAAGTGTTGATCGGATTTCACAAGTTCATTACCATTCGGCAAAACTTCTTTTGATCCAACGCGCTGTGTCTGTGTTAGTCGTGGATCGTTTGGTGAGATCTCGCCTTTGAAGCCGCCTCCCATGTCACGCGGTACAAACTCCAGATACTTAGTAGTTTGGAAACAAGGCACAACAGTCACGCCCTCTTCCCCTGCCCAGTGCTGACCAGTCACGGTGTTGAACAGGTCACCTTGAGCCGCACCCTCGATGAACTCAGACTTCTTCTTGTTCAACTGTGGTGACAAAGCTTGCAAAACCCGAACGAACGGGATCTGCATCTCACTGCTGTCAAAGGCAGCGCCCTCACCAGCGGTTTCAAAGATATCGTCAAGTACGTCTGTGCTTAACTCTGCGTTTTTTTTCGTTGCTACTGCGTTAGCCATTGTTCTTTGCCTTTCTAATTGCATCATCTTGACGCTTCATGTCTGCTTTAATCGCATCGTCTTCAATGGACCGTTCGATCAAGTCATCTTCACACGCTTCCTCAAAAGTCATGATTCCAGATTCATAGTTTTCTTTTGCACACCAAGCGGCATCATCGCTTTTCGCCATATCGTCTTCGTCGTACTCTAAAATCGAGACGCGATGCATCTCTTCCATCTGCTTTTGTTTTGAAATTCCCATCACGCTTTCCTCCGAATTTCTGCTGCGTTTGCAATGAATGCTCCAAACATATCAAGGTCGATGGGTTTGCCATCTGTTACTCGTTCCTTAACGAACGCCTTCAATGTGCTTGGGTGGATGTGGGTCTTGGTTGATGGGTGGAATCCTCTGTCTTCCAGCATCCCTACAACGTCGCCCGCTAGATTGTCTTCGCCTTTACCAAAAGTCAAAGTCACATCGTTCTTGATGATGTCATCAAGGCCTTGTGATCGAAGCCATTGGAAAGCTTCTTCCTTCCTGTCCAAGGGAATTGATGCATGGACCATCATCTTTCTACTGACGGTGATACCGTCAACATCAAGGCGTTCAATGCCCATCTCATCCATCAGTGCAGGGATATTCTCAACAGAGAGTTTATGCTTCTCAGATTTAAGATGCTTAAGATGCTCTTCTGTAGTGTCAATCTCGCCCTCTACTTTACGCAGCATACGGACCAGGTCGCTTAGGTTTCGGCTAGTGTTGGTGTCGATGGGGGCGAGAGCTCCCGCCTCATCAAACATGTCTTCAAAGATATCAGTCATAAGTTTTGTCCTCTTCAGGGTTGGGGTTGACGAACAACTATTTTGCCCGTAAGGTGACCTTAATGGAGGATATAGATGACTGTCAAGTACAATTTTAAAACTATACCATATGATCACCAACAGACTGCAATGGACCTTGCGGGACAGCGTGATGCCTTTGGTTTCTTCATGGAAATGGGAACCGGGAAATCAAAAGTCCTGATCGATAATATCGGAACTCTGTATCTTAAAGGTGTTTTAAATTTTGCCTTGGTGATTGCCCCCAAGGGGGTGTACCGTAACTGGGTGGCAAAAGAATTACCAGAGCATATGTCAGATGATGTAAACTATCGAGTCATCCGATGGGTATCGGGCGGCAACAAAAAACAACAGGAAGAAATGCGCTCCGTCCAAGATACCTTTGATGGGTTGACAATCTTCGTGATGAACGTTGAAGCCTTCTCGACACTCAAAGGGCAGAGGGCCGGTGAATGGATGGGCAAACGCTTTGGATCAAAAGGTGTGATTGCCATCGATGAAAGCACAACAATAAAGAATCACTCAGCTAAACGAACCAAGTCCCTGCTAAAGATATCATCTATGTACAAGTATCGTAGACTGCTAACTGGATCTCCCATAACCAAATCCCCGCTGGACATCTATGCTCAAGCAGCGTTCCTCGGACCTCGGCTCTTAGGGTTTGATTCTTTCTACGCATTCCAAGGGCGCTACGCCGTATTAAACAAACGCAAGATGGGCATGAAGTCTTTCTCTCAGGTTGTTGGCTATCGCAACTTAGACGAACTCACCACCAAGATTGAATCGTTTAGCTACCGCGTCCTAAAGAAGGACTGCTTGGATCTTCCCGAGAAAACATACACCATTCGTTATGTTGGTATGACAGACGAACAGTTTACATACTATCGGGACATTAAGAACTATGCCTTGGCTCAGATCGATAACGGGGAACTCGTTACCGCTCCCGCTGTGATCACGCAGTTGCTTAGATTGCAGCAGGTTCTATCTGGACACCTCAAGACTGATGATGGAAACATGATCACGTTCCCGTCATCTAGGCTCAAGGCTCTTGAAGAAATAATTGAAGAGCACAGCGGCAAAGCAATTATCTGGTCTAGGTTTCGCCACGACATACGAATGATCACAGAAATGTTGAACAAAAAGTTCGGTCCCGGCTGTGCTTCCGCTTACTTTGGTGACACACCTGACGAGGAGCGTAACAACATTGTTCGAGATTTCCAAAACCCAGATCACCCACTTAAATATTTTGTCGGTAACCCGGCGACTGCTGGATACGGTTTGACTCTGACCGAAGCAAACCTCGTGGTATATTACGCCAATGATTTTAACTTGGAAACAAGGATACAATCGGAGGACCGCGCACATCGGATTGGTCAACGCAACCCCGTAACATACATAGACCTAATCACCGAGGGTTCGATTGACGAGAAGATCGTCAAGTCTTTACGGGATAAGATTGATATCGGTGCAAAAGTACTGGGAGAGCAGGCCAGAGAATGGCTGACGCTAACCCCCATCAAAGGAGATTGATGATGATTAAAGAAACGATGCCAGAGATTGATGAGAAAGTAGCAGGCGAAGTCACAGAAATTATGGTGGAGTATCGCCGTGGCATTCAGAACTTGGCAGGTGCCATGCGTAGGATGGCTAAGGTAACAGGATTACCCCCTGAGATCTGTAAAGTTATGCTGTCGGGCCTAAGCCGAAATAACATTATAGATATCAGAGGGTATAATAAAGTTCCTAAACAGTTTCCAAATTCATCTCAGTATGTACACGGCGAATCATCACCGACAACTGACGAGTCATAGCCCGCTGTTCTTTGTCTGCAATCTGGCGTAACAATTCGTGATCTTCGGGCAGTAGTGCTACGTTCTTGAATCTTGGTTCTTGCATAGATGGTAAACTCCTTTTGTTGTTTACCATCTATAGCCTAGTTACACTAGGTCGTCAAACCAATCAAAGTTGTTGCAATAGTATTCGGTCTTTTTATCGTTGCCGACTATGATTGCCATTTCAATTTCACCGTGATTCAGTAAACTTTTAACAGACATTCTTACAATTGCTTCGGTTAACCCAGCCTTCTCCGCAATCATCTCAACGGTCAATGGGTTGCTGTCTTCCAGCAAATCCTGAATAACCTTGCGCGGGGCAGCAGTGGCAGGCTCGGTGCGAAGTTTATCTGCGTCACACTCCACGCGCATCGCTCTCCACGCAACTTGCTCTTGTTTGTCTGGGTAGTTTGGGATCACAAAAAAGTTCTTTGTGTCGCCCATCGAAAGGCCAACAGCACTTACGATGCGAGAGTTAATAAAGATTACTTCGCCCGTCTTTACTGATGTTGCAAATGCAGAGTTAGTGTATGTGATTTGATCTACGATAGCTTCAATTACTTCCGTCGTCATTAGTTTCTCCTTGGTGATTGCGGAGATCTCTTTCCGCCTGTTCTAGTTTATGTTGCGCCCCAATAAAGGCAGGGCCTACCGCATTTAAAAATTCTATGTAAGCTTGGTCGCGTAGGTGTTTAAGCATAATTAGTTTTGTGTCAGGGACTATGGTAATAAACCCATCGTCCTCAATGTTCGGGTCGAGCATTTTATGGTCGTCATCCAATACCCATTTAGCCATCTGTGGTTCCCTTTCTATGTTTCAGTATGCTCCTCTGCATACGCATCGCTGACAAAAGAAGCTAAGTAGTGACACATCTGCATATCTTTCGGCAAAGTGGCCACTAACCAAAGCGCCTCTTCCTTGGTCAAAGCATCAAAGACCTGTAACATCCTCCCTAGATCTGCGTACTTACGCCCCAGCTTCTTTAGCAGATGTACCGCTGATCTGGAGGGGGGAGCTTTCTCAGGAGGGGGGAGTAATTTATCTCGTCGAGCTAAGTAAATACCCGTCGATACAATATCAGTTTTAATCCCCATAATTTCCGAAATCTGCTTGTTGTTGTAACCTTCTTTGTGAAGCTCAATCATTTTAAGTCTGCGTTCTGGTACAACTTTAACCCTAAACCTTTTTACTACTGCGTTTTTATAAAGCATTAATTCATCCTCTGTTTTTTTAATTTATCGTCGAGAAAAAGGTGTGTCTTAATTAATAGTTTCACAACTTTGGATATTGGTAAACCATTAACCCTTGTAAAGAGAGCCAATGACGTGGCTAAAAGGTGCGCCATGTCCGCATCGTCTTCGGCATACGAATCCGCAATCGTTAGTATGGTAGATACAACTTGGCCGTCGTTCATAGGTTCTGGCAGATTAGCAATGCACCTAGAGATCAGCATTTGTATTTTCTCTTCATCATCCATTGTTTGCCTCATATACCGCACGGGCAAAGCCGCGAGGTGTTGCGGATCTGATGTCTTTAGTACGCTGGGACTTGCCCCCAAGCTTCATCATAGCCTTGGAATAACCGTTACCGTAGTACGCTTCTGGATCCACGGCCCTCGGCTCTGGCATCTTAAAGCCATTGCCTGTCCACAAACAGGTCGCCTTCTTGTATGCGTCCTGCGCGGGGATGTATTCGGGCCAGCGTGGGTGCTCGGCCTCGGCCTCTGGTATGTAGCCGCCGTATTCGTATGGATGGAACTTATGGTCAGGCTTGCGCCACTTCGTAGCTAAGACCGAAATCGGGTTCTCCACAAAGAAGGGCACAACCATGCTGTTGAATAGCTTGGCACACCACACCGCATACGACACCGCCTCGTCTTGAAATGAGGGGTTGGCCTGACGTTTCTTCTCGAACCACGCAGCACCAGACACAGCCATGTCAGTGCAGACAGGGAAGGCCATTCCAAAGACGACATTTGAATTACTAAAGGTATCCTGTATGCCGTTTAAAGTTTTGTGGTCGTGCAAATCTGCATGGATGTAATTAATAGACCCCCCACTTTCAAAGTTCTCGTGTTTATATTCCCAGTTGGGGGCCTCTTGTTTTTTGTGTTGGATATCGTAGGCGTAGCAGGAATATCCTGCCTCGGCCCACGGGCGTAAAGCCTCGCCTGTAAAATCATATAAGCTAATAACTGTTTTCACTTTGTCCTCCAATCCCAGTATGAAATTCCGCCGCTGATTACAGTGGAAGCCCACCATACCCATGGCATATCCCAGCCAGAGATGTCTGCAACGATAGACAGAACGCCGTAGCAGCCAACATAATAGATCACATAAACAGCGACCGCTGTCATTATCTCAACCTTTTGTGATCGCAGCATTTCTCTTCTCCATGTAAGGGTTTGTTTCATCAACGCAGTCCTCGCATTGACCTTCTTCGTTTACGTCTTCCTCAAAGACGGCCTTATCGCAGATCGAGCATAAGCACATTTCTAATTTATCGAGCATCGACATAATCGCCATCCTCATTATATTCCAAGCCAAGTTCCTCAGTGATCCACGACATCGCGGTGTTGATCTCGTCCCACTTTTTCTCGTGATGTTCATTGTCATAAACGGCCCCGTCTTCGGTGTAGTCCGCGTAATCTTCCAGAGCGGCCCATACAGTCGCGAGCCACGAACCTTTGTCTGCTTTAGTTAACATCTTTTTCTCCTATTTCTGTATCATGTTCTTTCGTATCCATTTCCTCCCACGGGGCTTTTAGTAAAGTTATTGGCGCTGTTGCCCGCCTCTTGTCTAAGGTCTTTGGGTTGTAGGTATCTATAGATTTATGGCGTATCCGTTGGTACATCTATGCCCATCCCCCTTTGTATAAGTTTCAAAAAGCCCTGTTCAAAGATCTTGTGGTAAGTCTCAGGGGACAGATCAAGGGTGACTGTAGCTGACCCATCCTCGTGATCTACTATACCTGTTACTTTAATAGCGTCATTCATCATTGGTCTCCTTTATATGTTTGCGAAATCGTTTGTTATATGCACGTTTGATCTTTTTTAACTGACCACTTTTCCACAGCAAAAACTTCCTCGCCTTAGTTAGCCCATCGTATTCATCGCCGCCTTTCATTGGTATTCGTTTAGTCATCCTTAATTTTCCAAGCCTTCCAGACAGTTATATTTGTCCCCCACTTACCAAGTTTTCGTTCACCACTATCCATAAGGAACCCTTCTTTTCTAAGTTCACTCAATCTTGGTTTCACAGAAATTTCTGCCTTATTAAGGATTAGACTAACCTCTTCAACTGTCAGGCTTTGGCCTGTGTTAAAAAGTTTGCGAACCTCTTCTCTGATAGATATTTTACCTTTTACATTAAAATTTGCAGCCTCTTCACTACACGAGTTTAGTTGGTATCCAATATTTTCTTCAGTGTATCCCATCTTTATTCTCCTTTTTTAATACTACCCTGATATCACTACCGCCCATTTCTGGTTGGTTACTAATATTATGGTATCATTTCTCCAGCCATGCTGGCCGTGGTTTTGGTCTTTGGCTTATGCCAAGGCCCTTGCTAGGTATGGCGCTCTTTTCACATTGCGCCATGCTATTCGTAAAGTACGTTTTAACGTAATCGTGATAAATCACCGCAGACGCATCACCGCACGCCTTCATCGAAGGGAACAACAAGCGGCTCTGCATCTGCTGACCATTGACGAATATAGTCAGGACTAAAACTGTCCAGTAGGTCATTCATCCAACCAATCTATTTTATACTCATGGTCTACTGTTAGGCCCATCACAGACATGGTGATCTGTGATCTGCACTCCTCAAACCGCTCCTCGAGGGACACATTGCTGTCCTCGTTCGCAGCCATTTCTTCCCTGCACCACTCCATGATCACTGTGTGGATCTGGTTCATTAAATCATTCTCGGTCATTCTTCGTCCTCCTCAATTTCACCTGCGCCACCGCAGTTCTGGCATGATTGCCAATCGCTTTCAAAACCACCCACATCATCTTGAAACGAGCGGTAAGACCACTTCTCATATTCCATTTCCCCTACGCCCTCGCATTCGGGGCAGCGTCTCAGTCCCATCACTTCTCTCCCATATAGATTTCCAAAGCCTCTTCAAAAGGCAGGTCGTTTAGGATCGTGGGCCTCGGCTCTCGCACCTTGATCCTTTCATTGTTCTCAAACCCTGTCGTGTACATGGTCGAGCCGTCTTCCGTGTATAGGATTTTGGTTTTAAACAAACGATACAAATCCCTCTTGGCCAAGTGCCGATCCAACTGCTTGCCGCACCAAAGTTCTAACGTTTGCTCCATGCCATCAGGGAAATACGGGCTCGGCAGTTTAGGTAGTCGAGCAAAGAACGCGTCGATCTCCTTGAACTTGGCGTTCCAATCGCCCTTGTAATTTAAATTGCGGTGGAACGCATCTGGCCCCCCTTGGCCTTCATTGATCGCCGTGGCAAAGAACTTGCCATCGACATAAATCTTACCCTCATAACAGGCGGTCTCTTGGCTCATGAACTTAGCGTATTTAATTGATTTTAGTTCCAGTCTCATTGGTTCTCTCCTACCATGATGCTTGATAATAAACTGAGCGCCACTGGCTCTCAGGTTGTTGACGCAGCCACTCGCTGGCTGCAACAAAGGTCGCCGCGTGCGACTCTTTCTCGCCTCGGTACTTATCCCAAATCTCATCGTTACCAAAGAAACAGCCCGTGCTGCCCTCGTTAGGTGTAAGCTTCTCAGCCATGATCGCCTCGGCAATCGCAACCAAGTCTCCCTCTTCAAGATCAATGCGCTGGCACTCGTCCACGCCATCAGCAAAGGTGTCCACGATATAGACATGAAGTGGGGAAAACTTGCGCCAGTAACCAAGTTCTACCTCAAGCTGCTGAATGCGGTCGCCGTCCAGATCAAGAGGGCGGTCGATCTTATGGCTGGGGAAAAACTTCTCCCCCGTTAAATACATATCTAGGCCCATTAGTTGATCCCCTTTACAATGTTCGCAATGTGAGACAGACCCTTGGTCATGCCCTCAAGGCTGTTGGGGTAATTGGTCTCAATAGTCCTCCGAGGCCCGCTTGTGCCGTCAACCTGCATGATGCACAAAGCAAAGGGATCTTTCTTCGTGCCTACAAACACCTTCAGCATTGTGTTGAAGTTATCGCCATACAAAGCCAAGCTTGGCTGCTCCTCGTTCTTATCGCTGTCGTCCTCGAACCTCGGATCTAGTAGCTGCACATCAGAGAATAGATCGAGATTATCAAAATTGGGGAAATACTTTAGCATGATGTTTCCTTAAGTTTAATTAATGTTGTTTAGTAACTACAACTTTATCGTCTGATTTATTATTTGGCAAGGGGTTTTATTGGGGGAATAAGCAGGATTATTGGGCCTCGCACCTCGCACCTTGGCCATTTGAATTACCTATATAGTCTTTTTCCCATAAGAATTGATAAAAATAAAAATAAAAAATTAGTGCTGTAATAGTGTAATAAGTGTAATAACACCTCTTTTAGTTAACAAAAACAGAGACTTAATTTATTACATTTTAAATACAATATTACACTTTATTCATTTGGTACAGCCCGTGGCTAACCTACTTTTTTTGACTTTTGAAAACCTAATTCCTGTGGGAAAACAACTATATAGGGAAATCAAATGGCGGCTAAGTGTTGTTTCTTTTGGATCTCAGGCTTGATTTTTTGACCTCCTCAAAACAGCCGTTTTTGCCCTGTTTTTGCCCTTTTTAGGGGTGTTTTGCCCTGTTTTTGCCTGTTTTTGGTAGGTTAAAATTCCCTGTTAAAGGGCGGGCAACCCGTGTTATATGTAGAAAGTGACCAACATCGGGGGAAACTGATGCCGAGTATTAAGACTAAAATCGAGGAAGAACATGGCCGAAAGCTAACAAACAGGCAAATGTCCTTCGCTAAATTCTTTGTGGAGGGCGTATATTCAAACGCTGAGTGTGCAAGAAAGGCTGGATATGCCGAGGACGTTGCCGCCAAGCAAGCTTCTATCTTGTTAAATGGTCGTGACTATCCTCATGTTTTGGAATACGTCACCGAACTTCGGGAAGAACGCGAACGCCGTTATGGTGTGACCATGATGGGACAACTTGAAAGACTGCACCGTCTATCGAAAGCAGCCGAGGACGCTGGATCATTCTCTGCCGCCATCAACGCTGAAAAGATCCGTTCCGCTTTGGGTGGTCTTACTATTGACAGGCGCGAAACAATCAACACCATTGATGCACTGTCGCGTGACGAGATCGTGGCCAGACTGTCCGACCTTCAACGCAAATATCCACAGGCCTTCCAGATCGAGGGCACAATGAAAGATGTGACCAATGTCAAAGGGCCCAGAGGCGAACTTTTGGAACCAGATCAGGGCGAACTTGCCCAAGAAATCTTTGGCGACAAGGATTGAGAACAAGCACGGCGGCGGTATTCCTGATGTGCATTTACTGATGGACGGACTACCAATTTGGATTGAACTTAAAGTAACGAATGCCAATGCAGTAAAATTGTCACCCCATCAAGTCGCTTGGCATACCGCTTACTGGGCCAGAGGAGGCCTCTCGTTCATCTTAGTAAAGACCCTCGGCTCCCGTAGCCTATTTTTGTTTCGGGGCTCTGAGGCGCTTCCCTTGGCCCGTGGAGGGCTATCCGAGGCTCAAGGTTCGCGGTTCGAGGGCCTTGCGCCTTGTTTCTCGGCCTTGCGCCTTGCGTCCTTGGAACATTATTCGGCTGCCTTGCGCCTTGCGCGTGATGCGGGCCTTGCGGGCCCTGCGAACGACAACCTTGCGCCTCGCACCTTGCTTAAAGAATAAAAAACCCCCGACCCGAGGGCCGAGGGGAGGTGGCCGCGCACCTAGGCAAAAGGGCGCGGCTGGCAATTCTAGTGTTCAACTATGGCAATGGACTTGGCAAGGGCGGATCCTTTGCAAAGCTTGCACGCGGTGCACTGGACGCGCCGTCCTGCTTCTTTTGACGCGGGACAAAGCGCTTCGTTTTGCTTGTCTAGCTGGCCGAGATCCGCAATTACGCGAAACGTGCGCCGTCCTGCTTCCCAATGCATGACCGCTTGCGCGTGATTGTCTGCGCTTTGCATCGCGATATCTGGACGCCAGCCCGATTGATGACTGTACGCGGTAAAAGTGTCAGCTTCCGAAAGTAACTCTTCCCAAACGGCGGGCGGGACGGCAGCGGGGTCGCCATATGTCCCAACTCGCACAAAGCGCTTGCGCCCGATAGACTTGCGGGCGGCGATATTGTCCGCCATGGCGTAAACGCCGCGCAAAAAAGACTTGTAAACAATCAAAACACCTTGGCCAAGGTTAACATAGCAACGGCGCTTAACCGCTTGCTTGCGGTTTGGGTCAGTTGTCACTTCCCCGCGCATGGCGCAATTCCCGCAAATGCTAAAATCCGCGCCCGTTTTGCTTGCTTCTAGGGGATTGATACCGTCTACCAAAATATAAGTTTGGACAACTTCGCCTGTTTTTGTATTGCGCTTTGAGTAAGTCGCGATAACTACGATTGGCTTACCATCCAATAGACTAGGTCCCTTGTATATGATGCC